AACAGTATTTAACGTTGTTTTAGTTAAATAACCCAAATATATTTTGTATATCAGAATATTGTTTGTATCTTTGCACAAGAAAATTCATTCGATGCGCTATCTGCTACATTAGGCGCAAAGGATTAAAGATAATGTTATAACAATTTTTGCCAAGGCAGGCGGTTTTGAAATCGAAGTAGCAGTCGAAAGTAGAAACCGCTTGTTCGGCTTTTAAAAACTGCTACAAGATGCTAAAAGTAACAACAGAAGAACAAAGGCAAAGAGTAGAAGAAATTCTTGACTCTGTTGAGCTTTGGGAGTTTGATGAAGATGTTGGATTGTACATCAACGATTCCGTTTCGTTTGATAAACTTGCAGAGTTAGTCGACTATCTACGTTTAATAAATAAACAGAATAAGAACGAATTAGACCTGTCAATCGTTGCACCAAACATGATAGAACCAGTAGAAACATGGCTTGCATACAAGAAAGAGAAAGCACAATCATACAAACCAACAGGGTTCAAGACGTTTTACAAAAATCTTTGCGAACTTAGCGGTAACAATCCACAAGTTGCTATGGCAATAATAGAACAGTCTATGCAAAACAACTACGCAGGAATATTTCCACTTAGAAACAATAATAATAACAACAACTATGGACGAGAAACAATCACCGACAAGATTAGGAGAACTGTTGAGAACGCAACGGAGTTCAAGCAAAGAATTGACGCAAACATCGGGAAACAAACCGAGCTGGGTTTCGGAGATTCTGACGAGGCATGGTAGCTTCACGCAACTGAGCAACAAGTTTTCGTACCTAAACAAGAACACATTCGTTGCCAACCCTATGGATTGTTTTAGACGTGACAGCCCATCGCTTGTACGTATTGACATAGCTTACGGACGCGGCTCTTCGGCATCATGGCTGTTCAGTGTTCTTCAAGGTATGTTCGTATTCCTTGGCATTACTGAAGATAAGTTTAGTAAAGAACAGGTCTATAACCTTGCATGCACAATATTTGCGAACTACAAGACATTGAAGGTTGCAGAGGTTCTGTTGTTTGTTTCACGCTTTGAGGCAGGTCGGTATGGCCGCTTCTATGGAGAAACATCATACGCCCTAACGATAACTGAGGCCATCAAGCAGTTCATGGTCGAAAGGGAGAACAGCTATGCAGACATCGAACGCGAAAGAACGGCAAAACGCGAACGTGAAGAGAAAAAAGGTATTATCTCGTTCGAGGAATACAAGCGAATGAAAGAGGCAAAAGGCGAAAGTATATCCGACACACTAAGAGAGATATTTGAAAACAAAACATAAATTATTTGGAACTTTCAAAAACATTAAGTATATTTGCACAATTATTCACTTAAAATTTATCATTATGAAAACAAAAGAATTTAATGTAACAAGCGAACTTGAAAAGATTGCACAGAAAATGAGCGACGACGAAACATTGTTCGCAATTTACGCAAATGACAAAAAAAGAGATTTATCTGTATTGACTACTGGCGAAGATGACAAAGACATTATTTGCACTATCGCTGCAATACTCGAAACGTCATTAACAGGCAAAGGTGATGAAGGTATGGATAGAGTTACACACATTATTCTTGAAGCACTTAAACTTGTGCAAACATCTAAGTCTATTGCTGGGTTGAAACTTGCTACGGAAATGCTCAAAGGTGTAGCTGAAAAAGCAGGTCTACTTAACGATGACGACAATAATGTTGATGATGAAGAGGATTGCGGGGATTGCGAGCTTATGAAAGTCTGCAACGAGGAACAGGCGATTGCATACCGTAAGGCGCATGGTATTCCACGACCAAAAAAAAAGTAAGGTTCGTAAGGTTGATGTAAACTAAAACAACAAAGGTTATGGAAAAACAGAAACTATACATCAAACTTCCAAATGGCAGATACGAGGAATATCGTGAGCCAATACAGGAATATGACAATAAGCTATATCGTAAGGTTGTGCGTGGCAGCAAGGTTCATTATGAGCCTTGTTCCATGCTTATGACTAACGACCTGCCAGAAGGTGTGTGGGTGGTTGTAAATCATAGAGGTTCTCGGTCAATATCAAACGGCAAATACTTGTATGAAAACTATATGTGTATGAAAGCTGGCGACATCCAAGAGGTGTCACTTGCAAAGCTTGGTGGTATGGAAAGACTTTCACACTATCTTTCACAACATTGGAACGAATTGCCAAAAAACAATTCACAATACGACCTTTGCCGTGCGATTGTAGGACTACTATTTAACTACGAAAAAGAAAAATGACATTAGAATACGAAGAGATTATGGAATCAGAAAACAGTAAGTTCGGAAAGGTTTTATCCGAAATGTTTGATACGTACAAAAAGAAGAATGCAGACTACGGCAATAGCTTTAGTGAGACAATTCAAGAGTTTGGCTACATACCAGCCGTTGCACGCATCAACGATAAGGTGAAACGTGTAAAGAACATAGTCAAAGGAAATGAAATGAACATAAAGAATGAAAGCCTACGCGACAATCTTATGGATATAGCCGTTTATTCGGTTTTAACTATCGTAGAATTGGATAATCAAAAATAAAGCCCTACAAGCGCATTTTGTCTTATCGGTGGCTAACTATACCACCTTTGGGGTAAAACGCTCTCAGAACGGCTAAAAAGCGGCTTAAATCAAAAGCTCATGGCAGATATACAACTTACAGGACTGATTTCGACGATAAAATACATAAATGATGCCGTATTGGTCTATGTAGACGAATACAAGAAAGGCTACCGAAGAAACGATGGCGTTGTCATAGAGGATAAGTATCTCTTATGGAAAGTCATCTTCAAAGGTGGACTGAAAAACTATATCAACAAGTTCTTTAGCGACGGCATGCTCGTTACTATCAAAGGGGAAGCGATGCCATACGCTATTGAAAAAGATAAACTCGTAGACGGATATAGCTTCATAGGGCAGTGCATCAACAGAGCAAGCTACCCAAGACAATATGCAAGGGCAGAGCAGCGCATGATTAAGGAGTCACAAGCGAAAATGACTGACGAACCTGACTTGGATGCCTATAATCAACCAGATTTCTAATATATATACATGTCTTACAAAATAACATAATTATTATGAGCAAAGAAAACAAAACAACCTGTGTACAGCCCTCTTACGAGGAACGCATCACCGAACTGAAACGCTCTGTGTCAGCATACAAGAGCGCAAACACAAAACTCAAAAACGAACTTGAGTTTTCTCGAAAGAAGCAAGACGAACTTGTCGCTATGCTTGATGAAAAAGACAAGACCATAAATGACAAGCAGTATCAAATCGACTCACTTAAGGAAACGATAGAAGAGAAATGTGAGTCATTGCACAATGCAATAGACAAAGCATATTTCTATAAGACAAACTATGAGTACGTAAAAGAACTGCCTTGGTACAAAAGAATCTTCTTCAAGGGATAAATTTCTGCCATGTGATTATTGTTCATTTTCCAAAAAAGAGCGAATGCCACCTATCTTCAACAGACGGGTGGCGTTCTTTTCATAGACATTATAGAACAAGATTTACGTAATTTTCATTGGCTTTTCAAGACACTTAAGCTTTATCTCTCCAAGGATATATGTGTTGTCACCTCTATGAAGCTTGATGGTCTTTGGCTCAAAACCGTCAAGACTGACACAGTGGACTTGCTTTCCGACATACATACTCTTTAACCATACATCTGTGTCCGTCATGTAGTCAACAAAGGAGTCATACACCTCTTGAGCACCGAAATCATTCGCATAGGGGGAATAGGTAGTCCATGATACATGACCAGCCTCAGACAATGCAATGTATATCGTCGTGTCGCTTGCTGCCGTATAGAACGTTCCTGTGCCAAGAGAGACGCGAGAGCCGTTCTGATACTTGTAGAAAGTAACACTTCTGTTGGTTACAATGGTGTTCCCTTGTGGTAATATACATACTGCATCAGACAAAAACACATTGTCTGCAACCTCTGTTTGGCAATATGCAGTACCATGACCAGTTATTACGTCCGATTGCGCAGAAGCATACCTGTCGCCAACAATAAACGTGACTGCAATATCGACATTTTCGCGGACAATACGACCGTCCTCGGAAGCAACCATAAAGTCAGTACCACCAGTAATCCATTGCTCTGCATATACATTCAAACTCTTGCCCTTTGAATCAAGTCCAGAACAAGCAAGAATATTCACGCCATTGAAAAGGGAAGTCACATCAGTGTATGTACCATTGCTTTTGTTTCGCAAAAAGTACTTGTTTTCAATCTTCTTTGCCATAACTATAATCGAAGCTCTTTGTCAAACATCTTAATCTTATCACTCAAACAGTATTTACCTACCTCTACCTTTGCATCATTACTATAACGGTAGATTGTTACTGTACTATCTTCATCGACATCATCCAAATATAATGTCGAATTGTCAAACAACATCACAACAATGCTGTTGTAGCCACCACAGACAAGATGCATTTCAGAACTGCACCCACAATAGATTTTGGTGGCCTTACAAGTGGAAATCTCAAGCGACGGGATGGCAGACCACATCGAAACGAAAACGTCATCAGAAACAGTTAAAACATCATTGTAGGCAACGTAGAGTTCGGTTCTATAACCTCCCTCTACACCGTCAACATCTATTCCGACATATTTCCCGTTCACGTAATCACCAAAGACTTTTAAGATGTAGTCCTTGGACAACCCCTTTCCCTGATGGCAATAGGTAAGGAAATGCGGAATGGACTGCTGAATCATCACAAACCTTACCAATTTCTCCTTGTCTTCCTTGCAAGCTCTCCACATATTGTCCCACTCCTTGCAGAGATTGTCAAGCAATGCGTTTCTTCTATATATAAACAATTCATCTTTCATAATGCAAAAGTACTAATATTTTTTGTAACCACAAAACCATTTACACCATTTCAACTTTGAACGCCATGCCACTTGGATTCAAAACACCCTCAAGAATACCTTGTATGGACATCTGAACTTGGTATGACGATTGAAGTTGCAAGAGTATTTGTGATTGAACTCCCAAACTGACATCCAAGTCAAGTCCAGCTACAGAATCTCTGATTTGCTCTAAAAGCGAACTATGGTAATAAACTTGTTGGCTAACGCCATTCATATACGATTCCAACGCCCCTGCTGTATCTTCGGTGATTCCCTGAATGCCTTGCTGTAAAGCTGACAAGTTTTTCGTTGTATCCTTTAAACCAAACGAATCCAATAGACTGTTATACCAATCCTCCCAAGCACCAAGTTCTCCCTCCAATTTTTTACCACCTTCTGCAAGATAGTTCATGTCGTCAATTGTTGGTTTTGTGGCTTTGTCAAGAGTTTCTTTCGCTTCTTTT